CCACAAAGCCTCTTCTACTGCATGGTGTCTAGCCGTAGAATCTGCAAAGCCTGCTTTAGCTCCCGTGGTAGCTGAGCCGCCTCCGTCAAGAGAACCTGTTGCTGCTGCTTTAAAAGGTCGTATGTAAGTACTAAAAGAATATTCTGCAGGAGACAACGAGTCTGTAAACATTTTACGACCACGCCGGCTTCTTCCAGTTGCATCTTCCATTTCGTTCAAAGTAATTTCTGAAGCGTTTGTTGCTTGCGAGAAACTGAACCCATCCAATACAGGAACTAACCAAAGGTAGCCATCCTTTTCCATATATAGGCGGGAGTCTCTACTAAAATGTAAAAATTCAGCCATAATTTATCTCCTATCTTCTTGAAAAGACCTGGACGTGAACTTTTGTTCTTGCCAGTATTTTCTAATATTGAATCTCTATAAGGATTTCACCAACCCCCAGAGGTTCAAGTACACCTTCGTCAGTGTCAATACTAACGACTGTGAGCTGTCGTGTATAGAAAGGTATATTTTTACTATCCACATATTCTAACCTTGAGTTTTCTTCTAAAACCGTTTCTACGTCTTCCATTAAAGAGTTTAAAGCTTCTTGAGCATCCTCTTGGTTGACATAGCATCTAACAGTTATTGTAAGAAATCTGTCTTTAATTCCTGCGGTTTGGTACTTGCGAGTTTCAGCCCCCGCGTTTAGATGAATTGCAGGAAATTCATCTACTTCATCCCAGAATAGTAATCTAGGGGATACATTTTCACCTACATCTGTGAGAAAAGCACCCTGTCCATTAATACTCTTAAGTTTAGTTGCTAAAGCTAATACTATATTAGATCGTCTCGAAGTATAGGACCTAGCTGTAGTGTCTGCTGCAAAAAATGGCATTACTCTCTCCTAGTGTAGAAACGTCCCATTGCATACTGCGCCGCAACTTCTCTTATAGATTTATCAATTATTTTTCTGGGATCTCTGTCAGAGCTTGCAAACCTGCTACCGCTAGTAGTTTCGTACACTTCATAAGGATCTTTTCTATAAGTATAACCAAAACTAGGAAATCCTTGTGGAGTTTGTATAACATCTGTCAGTCTAACGCTTTGAGCAAATCTACCTGTTTGATTTTCAAGTGCAGGCACTTGCATATTACTTCGTACTTTATCAGGCAGTTGCTTATTCATTAGAGCAAGTAAAGCTAAAGGACTTCCCGAAACCCCTTTCTGTGCGGGAGGTTGTTTCGTACCTTTCTTACGAAAACTTGTCGCGCGTACTCCCATAGAACTTTTTGTATACTTAGAAGTTACATTTTTAATAGTAGGTTTATTACTACTTTCTTTAATTTTAGTGCTTTCTTGTTTAACTATAACTGCACCAGATTGTTGAAATTTAGTTAATATTTCTTTTAAAGCTTTTTTTCTAACTCCCTCGCTTAAACTATCAGATCCTTCGAGCTTTTCTGGCCCTAGCTTTTTTATTGCTTTTGTTAAGGCTTGTACAAGGTCTCTCTTTTGTTCTTTTTCTCCTTGTCTTACATTGGAAGACTGATCTCCTAAAAATACGTGCAATTCACCTGTCTTTACTATTTTTTTTATTTTTATATATTTTCCTATACCTAGCTGGTTTATTGCTTCTTGTATATTTGTTGTATCATCATTAGGATCAAAACAGTCTTCTAATGCATTAAATATTGTGTCATTGATAAAAGCTTCAACATTTGACTTGCCTTTTAAATGTTCAAGATTAAAAATAGTACCGGCAGATTCCATTGAAGTATCTCCGCCTTTTCCTTTATTTGTTGAAGTACTATGTCTTGTAAACTCTTCACTAATATTTAGTGAGGTTATGAAATTTGTATAAAACTTTTGCAAGGCTTTATCGTACTGACGATGTACTTCTTTAAATATATCTTTTTTACCACCTTTTTCTTGTACTAATAACACTCTTAATGTCATTCTGTCTTTTTTCTCTGTTCCATTGAGAAAAAGTACTCTTTTGTTGTTATTCTTTAAACTTTTTAATCTAACAAAATTTTCTCTTATTTCATTAAAAGTTTTCTTTAGTTCTTTCTTTAAGTTAGGTTTAAGCTTATTGAATATATCTTTTGTATTATTAATATCTTTAAACTCAACATTTGTAGATCTGCTTAAAGCGCCTTCTAAAGTTTTTAGTACTTTTCCTTGCTTAAAAGATACGGTAGTTGTAATTTTATTTGCAACATCTAACCTATAGGCATCAGAACCTTTGTCTACTAATAAACTATTATGAATTTTTATTAAAAAATCCTGTAAATTACCTTTCATTAAAAGTTTTTGTAAAGGTCGAGTATGCGCTTAATATGATCAGGAAAAGCTACATTACCTGCTTGACTAGAAGAGCCTTGATTTTGTATACTAGCTCCTGCTATAGTCCTGCGCTCTTTATGCTCTTCCTTTAAGTAGTACGTGACCAAGTCGACAACTGCTAGTTTTAAGTCTGAGGGTATTGTTGCATATCCTCCCTTATAAACTACTTGTACCGAACCTGGGCCCGCAGCCCATGCTTTATAAGAACTACTGCCTGCAGTTCTAAGCAAAGCATCTAGCACCGAATCGTAGTAGAATTCTCCTGCGCCGGTAGTCAATGCAGTGTAACTTGCCGTTATACTTGACCGTTCAGAGACTGAAACTATAGCTACTACAGGGGTTTCTTTTAACATTAAAGAGTGAGTAGAATAATCTACACTAAAAGTTTCTGTTTTATTTGTAGAATAAAAATCTACAAAACTAGTGTTACAATAAGTTTTTACTAATTGACTTACAGATCCAATCAAACTTTCAATACGAAGGTCTTCCTTAGAGGTAGTTATACCCTTAGCTTCTTTGTATTCATCAGTTGTAATTAAATTTGCCATAGAAATATAAGTCCATTACTAAAAACTTGGGGGGAGAAAAACTCCCCCCTCGTTAATAAAACAATCAATCTATTACTGGTAAGCCCAGAAGATTGAAGGCTTGTTAGTGCCAGCGTTAGCAAACAGCTCGTTGAAACCGAGAGACTGTGCTGCTACGATCACATTCTGCTGATCTTTTACACTGTACTCTGTCTCAATCGAAACGCCTTTCAGACGTGGAATCAAGTAGTTGTTTACGTTCACTGCAACTGCTGCAGAAGTTGTTACAGCACCACCTGCACCCAAGTTCTGAGCGAGCTGATCAGTAGCAATTACTGGTGAACCAAATACTGTTCCTACGAGTCCTTGTAGCTTTCCTGCAAGTGCGTCACCAACTTCTGATACGTCGGTGAAACCGGAAGCATCAATCAGTTCGTAGTACACATCAGTAGGTACAATGTACGCTACATCAGCAGGGTTCAAGCCATACTTACCCATTTCCTTACGCATTGCAAGCAAGTTAGCAGGAGTTACTTCACCTGCGCCAGAAGCGTCAAGTGCAGTTTGGGCTGAAGCAGTTGCAAAACCACTAGTGTTATCAGCGCCGTTGTTACCAGTCAAACCTACAGAGATTGAACCTGAACTTGCGCCAACAAGAATTGCTTTATCCATTGCTACTGCATGAGCGCGAGCCAATGCTGAAGTAATGATAGGCAAGAGCGATACTACTACTTGCTCGTCAGTATCGTTCGCAATATAAGTACCAGCGATCAACCTGTGAGCTTGTAGAATTACCTGGCTAACGGTATAGTTGTTGTCGCCAGCATCAGACAGTTGATTGGAAGAGTCACCAATACCGCCTGCACTAAAGGTTGCTGCGCCAGCATCTGGGGCCAATGGTAGTACTGTGGCACCGGAAGCTACTGCGATCTCTCGGAAGAGAGGAGCAACTTTCATTTCTTGACGAACTTCGTTCTCAAACTGCTGAGAAACGATTACATCGATACCTGCTGAAGTTGTTGAAGTATAGTCAACACCAGCTTTTTCTAGAAGATCTTTGGCNAAAGCAGTATCAAAGCTTTTTCCAGTAATCTTTCCGAGAACGGTTGCAGCTAAGAAATCTTTACCGAATTTGGTAAGATCGCCAGTTCCGCGTCCAGAGAAGTCACGCTTGCTGTTCTGCATAGCAGCGATTTCTTCTGCTTTCTCTTCAAGATCCTTCTTGTACTTGCTAATGATATCTTGATTTTGAGCTTTCTCAGACTCAAACTCTTTGCGGATATCGTTGAGCAACCGCTCAGCTCCAGACTCGACGCCAGTTTTAATGGCAGACTTGACTGTCTCTACTTGAAGAGCTTCTGCATGTGCATCAGCAGCTGCCTTCTCTTCTACGGCCTTAATTTCAGCTTGCTCAGCTGTTTTTTGCTCGGCTTGCTTCATCGCTATTTTAGCAGCAGTTTCCTCAGCTACTTTTTTAGCAAAAGCTTCCAAGTCAACGGGTTGTTGTGCCTGTTCAGACATTTGTATCTCCTTTTGGACTTGCGCCCCGTCACTATTAGTGAAAGTTTTTTTGAAATCTTCGTATTCAGACATCGAATCAAAAGATTTGGCTAGTGAAAAAGTAGCTGATTGATTGCACGGTACAGATACTACCGATACTTCAAATAGTTCAGCATCCTTTATTCTTAATCCGTCGGTTTCCTCTAAGTAATCAGCATCCTTGACTCGGAAACCTACGGAAAAGGCCCCAAGAACACCGTCTTTAACTAGCTCAGCTACATCCTTTGCTGCTTTACTAATCTTTGCTTCCATCTCTAAACCATTAGGTCCGGCCTTTAATCCTGTGGCCCTACCTATAGGTCTATTGTAATCATGATTAAAAAGAATTATAGGATTCTTTTCAAAGTTCTTCAATCCACCTTTAGTCCATGCATCCGCAGATATAGAATCACCCGCGCGATCAAAGTCTGCTGTACTTGCCATACCCCTGATCATGATACTCCCATCTTCTGAGGCTTGGGACTTAAAAGTAGAGGTAAGATTAAATATCTTTTCCATCTTTCCTCTCACTTACCGCTATCTTAGCGGGCTTTGCCTTTACTACAGGCGGTTCTGGAACTCTATTTATTATTTCCCACAATTCTTTTTGTTCTTTCTCGAGCATCATTAACATTAATGTCCAAGAACCTAAAATTCGGTCTACTTCTTTAGGAGTTAAAAACTTAGGCCTTTCTTTAAGTTTTGCGTATTCTGATCTACTAGGGACTCTTCCTAGTTCTGCAAAATACATTCCAATTTCTTTTAACATACGTAACTTTCGTGATCTACTTGCTGCCATATTATTCTTCCTCTTGTTCTACGGGTCTTCCACCTTCATCAGGATTTGCTGCACTTCCTGCTATATTTGCCGGAACTCGTATGTCTTCTGTACCTTCGATCTCAGGGAACCCTAGTTTCTCTCTCGCCTCTGCTGGTGTAATTATTCCTCCATTAACTAAAGAAACATAATATGCTGAAGCATCTCGTAGCTCTGGTTGTAATGCAGGAATATTTGTAATATCTTC